AAACTGGAAGCGGATGGAAAGAACTTTATTGGTGAGGCGAAACTGCTCTCTACTCCAATGGGGGAAATTGCGAAAGCACTAATCAAAGATGGTGGTAAACTTGGTGTCTCTTCAAGAGGCATGGGTTCACTTGAAAATAGAGGTGGTGCAAACTATGTGAAAGATGATTTTTATCTTGCCACTGCGGCAGATATTGTTGCAGACCCTTCTGCACCTCAGGCCTTCGTTGAAGGTATCATGGAAGGTAAAGAGTGGGTTTGGGATAACGGACTACTTAAAGAAGTAGAGATTCAAAACATCAAAGATGAGATTAATGAAGGTGTAAGACGCCGAAACGACAAAGTTTCCGCACTTGCATTTGCAAAGTTCTTGTCAAAACTTTAATCATTATAAATATGTTAAGATAACAACTCAAGGAGAAAATCCCAATGTCAGATCTAGACAAGACAATTGAGGAACTAGAAGCAGAAGTTGCTGCGGAGCTTGAAGAAGCTGCACAGGATGCCCCAAAAAAGGGTGCTGCTAAAGGTGACTCAATGGAAAAAGTAGAGGGTGAAGTCCAAGACTTGGGTGGTGCCGGTGCTAATACACCAGAAGAGGAGTCTGCTTCAGCAAAATCTGCTGATAAGATGAAAAAAGCTTCTGATGCACAAACCAAAGGTGCTGCCGGAGAACAGGGCGGTGAACCGTCTGCTACTAAAATCCAAGAACCTCTTGCTGCTGGCGATCAAGTTGATCACAATGGCGAGGAACTAGAAGAAGCTCGTATGACAAAAGAGATGATGAAAGCTGAAATGCAGAAGAAGATGGAAAGCATGAAAGCCCAAGATCTCAAGGCTGCATACGAAGCAATGTGTAACGGTGAAGGTTATGGTGAAGAGAAAGAAGAAGAGGCTGCAAAAGTCGATGAATCTACTCTTGATGAAAGACTTTCATCTGTAGATGTATCTGAAGATGTTTCTGCACTTACAGAAGGTGAAGATCTATCTGAAGAATTCAAAGATAAGGCTGCTACAATTTTTGAAGCTGCTGTTAAATCTAAACTTCGTTCTGAAGTCGAAAGAATTGAGATGTCAAAAACTCAAGAAATCGCTGAAGAAATCAATAGAGTGCGTGATGAGTTGACTGAAAAAGTTGACGCATACATGAACTATGTTGTAGAAGAGTGGATGAAAGAGAACGAAATTGCAATCGAAAGAGGTCTCAAAGGCGAGATTGCTGAAGATTTCATTTCTGGCCTTAAATCTCTCTTTGAAGAACATTATATTGATGTTCCAGATGAGAAATATGACCTACTAGGAACTCAGTCTGAAAAGATTGATGAACTAGAGGCAAAACTCAATGAACAAATTGAAAAGACTGCTGCTATTAAGAAGCAGAACGATCAACTAGTTCGTGAGAGTGTCTTCGCAGAAGTTGCTTCTGACCTTGCTGATACAGAGGTAGAGAAGTTTAAATCTCTTGCAGAAGATGTAGACTTTACTGATGAAGATACTTTCAGAAGTAAACTTGACACGCTTAAGGAAAGTTATTTCCCAAAAGCAACAACTGTCGCTGAATCTGTAGATTCCGAATCAGATGGTTCTGAATCTTACGATACAACTGGTGCTATGGCTGCTTACATGAGTGCCATTAGTAAAAATGTAAAGCGAGCTAAAAACTAAGGTTTTTATAAATATTATTAGAAAACTCAACAAGGAGAAATAGAAATGTTCCAAACAGAACATCTACAGGAAAAGTGGCAGCCAGTCCTAGAGCATAACGATCTTCCAGAGATCAAAGACTCTTATCGTAAGGCTGTAACCACTGTTATCCTAGAAAACCAAGAAAAAGCACTTCGTGAAGATAGAGGTTTCCTCGGCGAAGCTGCACCAACTAACGCAACGGGCGGTTCTGTTGATAATTGGGATCCGATCCTAATTTCACTAGTAAGACGCTCAATGCCAAACCTCATCGCATATGATGTTGCTGGTGTTCAACCAATGACAGGCCCAACTGGACTAATCTTTGCGATGCGTTCACGCTACACATCACAAGCTGGCACAGAAGCAATGTTCAACGAAGCTGACACTGACTTCTCTGGAACTGGAACTCATGCAGGCACAAACCCTGCTGTTCTTAACGATGCTTCTCCAGGCACATACACCAATGGTACTGGTATGACAACCGCTGCTGCAGAAGCACTTGGTGATTCTGCTGGTAACTCTTTCGCAGAAATGGCATTCTCAATCGAGAAACAAACTGTTACTGCAAAGTCTCGTGCCCTAAAAGCAGAATACACAATGGAACTTGCACAAGACCTTAAAGCAATTCATGGTCTTGACGCTGAGACAGAACTTGCAAATATCCTTTCTGCTGAAATTCTTGCAGAAATCAACCGTGAAGTTATTAGAACAATCTATGTAACTTCTAAGAAGGGTGCTCAGAACGATACTGCAAACGCTGGTATCTTCGACATGGATGTTGACTCAAACGGCCGTTGGTCAGTTGAGAAGTTCAAAGGACTTATGTTCCAAGTTGAGAGAGATGCAAACGCAATCGCTCAAGAAACTCGTAGAGGAAAAGGTAACACAATCATCTGTTCGTCTGACGTTGCGTCTGCTCTTCAGATGGCTGGTGTTCTTGACTACACCCCTGCTCTTAACAACAACTTGAATGTTGACGATGCTGGTAACACATTTGCTGGTGTTCTTAACGGACGCTACAAAGTGTATATCGACCCATATTCTGCAAACTCTGCTGATAAACAGTTCTATGTTGTAGGATATAAGGGAACTTCCCCTTATGATGCAGGTCTTTTCTACTGCCCATACGTTCCACTACAGATGGTTCGTGCGGTTGGTGAAAACACTTTCCAGCCTAAGATCGGATTTAAGACACGTTATGGTCTAACTGCAAATCCTTTCGCACAGGGAACAACTGCTGGACTAGGTGCTTTGACTGCTAACGTAAACACTTACTACAGAAAAGTTCAAGTTACAAACATTATGTAATCATAATAAGAAACTTGATTAAGTAGACTTGGGGCGGACTTCGGTTCGCCCCTTTTTTGTTTGGCGTTATAAATACTATAAAGGAAGAAAACTATGGTAGCAATTAACCCACTAGCGAGACAACCAAGTAACTTGGATTTTGCAAGTCCAAGTCAGTTTCGATTCAATATTATCAAAACTCCAAATGTAGAGTATTTTATTACATCTGTAAATATTCCTGGCATTGCATTTAGTGGTGATGCAGTATTGAATACAAGATATAAAGGTGTTCCTTTCATGGGAGATACCTTAGATTTTTCTCCACTAGAAGTAACATTTTTGATAAATGAAGATTTCTCTAATTATCGTGAAATTCATAATTGGATGACAGGAATCGGATTTCCAAAAACGCCAACACAATTTGCAACAGCTGTTGCAGAGGATGCTGGACTAAAACCATCAAACAAACAATTAACAAATCCATCTACACTAGTTTCTGATGCAACTTTAACTATCCTTACAAATAAGAATAATGCAGTTGCTAGGGTTAATTTTAAAGCAATTTACCCGACATCTCTAGGTGGTGTTCAATATAACGCACAAACTACGGATACAGAACAGTTGAGTGCAACAGTCACTTTTAGTTATGATTTGTATGAGTTTGAAGTTTTATAAATATAACTGAGCAGATACGGTGAACTTGAACAATCATTGTTTGAGTCTCCACTGCGAGATAATATAGGACAGCAAGTTCCAACCAATCTCTGCTCACCTTTTTATTATTAGGATGTGAATATATAATGACCTTAGAAGAACTGCAAAAAGAAGCAGAGAAAGATAGTCAGATTGATGACCTTTCTCTTGACATCGAATCCCTTAAAATCCCCAATCTAAAAAGCAAGTGGTTGAGATACCATAGTAACTGGTCACTTCTTGTTAAGAAAACAAAAGGTGACTTGAATGTTCTTAAACTTCAAAAGACAGAATATTATGGTGGTAAAGCTACTGCTGAGATTTATAGAGATAAACCATTCGACCATAAAGTATTGAAGGCAGATATACCTCTTTACTTGGATGGTGATGAAGATATGAACAATCTTAAAAACAAGATTGCATATTATGAACAATGTCTTTTCGTCTGCACTGAAGTTATTACTGAACTTACATGGAGACATCAAAACATTAAGAACTCTATTGATTGGAAGAGATTTACAGAGGGAACTTTATAATTGACTACCATCTCAAAGAAAAATGAAGTCTTTCTTAGAGTAGATACTGAAGCATCTACTGCTAGAGCTATATCTGACTTTTTTACATTTGAAGTTCCTGGCGCTCGTTTTATGCCTGCTTACAGGAATAGAATTTGGGATGGTAAAATTAGATTATTTTCTCCAGCAACAGGAGAACTTTATCTTGGATTACTTCCATATCTACAAAAATATTTGACAGATTATGAAGAAGAATTTACAATAAGTGAGGAACTAAAAAATGAAAAAACAATCGACAGACCAACTCTTGATGGATTCATTAGACAGCTTAGACTTCGATCCAATGGAAGAAATATCAAACCTCGTAATTATCAAATTGATGCCGTGGATTATGCTATCCGAAATCATAGGGCCCTTCTTCTTAGTCCTACTGCTTCTGGTAAGTCACTTATAATCTATATACTTGTTCGATATTATATGTTGCTTTTGCAAAAACAAGCAACAGATAAAATTCTCATTCTTGTTCCAACAACATCTCTAGTTGAACAGATGTATTCTGACTTTATTGACTATGGATGGCAAGAAGCTTATATGCAGAAGATTTACAGTGGACACGATAAACAAGTAACAAAACCAGTTGTTATATCTACATGGCAATCTATCTACAAGTTTCCTAAAAGTTATTTTGAACAATTCGGTTGTGTGATTGGTGATGAAGCACATCTATTCAAAGCAAAATCTCTGACATCTATTCTAACAAAACTTCATCTGTGCAAATACCGTTTTGGTTTGACAGGAACATTAGATGGAATGCAAACACACAGACTTGTTTTGGAAGGCTTGTTTGGAACACTAAATAAAGTTGTTTCCACAAAAGAGTTGATTGATGAAAAAACATTAGCATCGTTTAAGATCAAGTCTTTGATTCTCACATATCCAGAACATGAATGTAAACTTGTCAAGGATATGAACTATCAAGACGAAATAGATTTTATCGTTACCCATCCAAAAAGAAATGCTTTTATAAAAGACTTGACTTTGGCACTAAAAGGTAATACATTAGTTCTATTTCAATTTGTAGAGAAACATGGAAGTATTTTACATGATTTAATCAAAAACTCTACAGACAGGAAAGTATTCTATGTGTATGGAGGCACTGACACACAAACTCGTGAAGATATTAGAGCAATCACAGAAAATGAAAAAGACGCAATCATCGTGGCATCTTATGGCACGTTTTCTACTGGTATTAACATTCGTAACCTTCACAACATCGTGTTCTCAAGTCCAAGTAAGTCCAGAGTTAGAACGCTGCAATCAATTGGCCGTGGATTGCGCCGGAGTGAAACTAAAGATACCGCTACCCTCTTTGACATTGCAGATGATCTTACATACAAATCAAGGAAGAACTTCACTATCAACCACTTTTTAGAAAGAATAAATATCTATAATGAAGAACAATTTGATTATGAAATTAAAAGGATAAGAATTAAATGACAATAACAAAAATATTAAAGTTGTCAAGTGGTGAAGAGATTATATGTAACCTAGAAAATGATGAACAACACCCAACTTACCTTAGTATTTCTGATCCTATGAAAGTTCAGTCATATCCAAGAGCGACAAGGAATGGTATTGAAGAAGCTCTGACTCTTCAGAGATGGGTTCATTTTGCAGATAATAAAGTTTTTGATATTCCTAAAACTCAAGTCATTGTGATGGCCAATGCCTCCTATGGTTTATCAAAATTTTATGAATATTGTGTTAAAAAGATGAACCATGAAGAAAATGATGTTGTTCTACCAACAAGAAGAGATCTTAAAGAAATAGAAGAAGAAGAGTGGGATGAAGAGTTTGGTTCTCCAGACTCTAAGCTTATACATTAATCTATTATCAAACCCAGCATAGGTAATATACCTCTTTGTCAAGAGCTTGTCAATAGATTTTTGAAATTAAATTACTTCTTGACATCTGAATCAAGATATAGTATTATGTATCAATAAGTTGCAATAAAGGCAACCAAATATGTGGAGTTATTATGACTAAAAAACCAAAGGGAGCGCATTATGTCAATAATGCACAGTTCCTAGAAGCAATGAAAGAATGGAAAGAGCGTTGCAAGGAAGCAGAGGAACTAGGTGACCCACAACCACCAGTGACTAATTATATCGGAGAATGCTTCCTAAAGATTGCAAACCATCTATCATACAGACCAAATTTTATTAATTATACCTATAGGGAAGAAATGATTTCTGATGGGATTGAAAACTGTTTGCAGTATGCATCCAACTTCAACCCAGACAAATCAAAGAATCCATTTGCATACTTTACGCAAATTATCTACTATGCGTTTATTCGTAGAATTCAGAAAGAAAAGAAACAACAACATATTCGTCACAAAATTATTGAAAATATGAGTGTTGATGTTCTTGCGGCCGGTGAAGACATGGAACAAGGACAATTTGTTGAATATCTACAAAAGAACTTCCTACCAGATGAGGCAGTTTACAAACCTAAGAAGAAAAAGAAAACTGAACCAAAAGGCCTTGAAAAATTTTATGATGATGAAGGTGACGATATAAATGAAAATAGCGCTGATTACTGATACTCACTTTGGCGCCCGTAACGATAACCTAGCATTTAATGAATACTTCTACAAGTTTTGGGAAGAGACTTTCTTTCCTTATATTGAAGAACACGGTATTGATACGGTTATTCACTTGGGCGATGTTATGGATAGACGAAAGTTTGTCTCCTATAAGATTGCCAAAGATTTTCGTGAGCGGTTTGTCCAAAGGTTTGTAGACTTGGGGGTTACTGTCCATATGATGGTTGGTAATCACGATACATTCTACAAAAATACAAATGAAGTCAACTCTCTATCAGAACTGGTAGAGGGAAGATTCCCTAGTCTATATGTTTATCCAGAAGCTACAACAGTAGAGTTTGATGGAACGCCTATCTGTTTCTTGCCGTGGATTTGTTCTGATAACTATGCACACACAATGAATCATATCAAAGAAACCAAAGCACAAGTTGCAATGGGGCATTTAGAAATCAATGGGTTTGAAATGCACGCTGGACATTTTGCAGAAGGTGGATATGATAAAGGTTTTCTAAACAAGTTTGACACTGTATTCAGTGGACATTTTCACAAGAAGTCTGATGATGGACATATCTATTACTTGGGTAATACATATCAGATGACATGGAGTGACAATGGCTGTCCAAAGGGTTTCCATATCTTTGATACAGAGACACGAGAACTTGATCGTATTGTAAATCCATTCACAATCTTTGAAAAGGTTTATTATGATGACTCTAATGGTAGTTACGATACCTTTGATGTCTTGACATTGAACCAGAAGTATGTTAAGATCGTGGTTGTTAATAAAAAAGACATTTATCAGTTCGATAGGTTTATAGATAAAGTTCTATCTGAATCTGGAGCCCATGAGGTAAAGATTGTTGAGGACTTTAGTGAACTAGATGCGTCTAATGTTGATGATACAATTATTGAGAATGCAGAAGACAACATGACTCTAATCGAGCGTTATATTGATGAACTTGATGTTGACTTAGACAAAAAACGATTGACTAGTATGATGAAGTCATTGTATGTAGAAGCGAGTGATTTGGAACTTTGATTACCTTTAAATATGTGCGTTGGAAGAACTTTCTTTCAACAGGGAATAACTTTACAGAAATTCAGTTGGATAGAAGTCCAACTACTTTGATCATTGGTGAGAACGGTGCTGGTAAATCCACTATTCTGGATGCATTGTGTTTTGGACTGTTCAATAAACCGTTTCGTAACATTTCCAAGTCCCAACTTGTAAACTCTGTCAATGGTGGTTCAGCCATGGTTGAAGTGTGTTTCAATGTTGGTGGAAAAGAGGTTCGTGTATGTCGTGGTATCAAACCTAATAAGTTTGAAGTCTATGTAAATGACAACATGATAAACCAAGATGCAAATGCAAGGGATTATCAGAAGTATCTAGAACAACAAATTATGGGACTCAATTATCGTTCATTTACACAGGTTGTTATTCTAGGTTCTTCTACCTTTGTTCCATTTATGCAGTTGTCTACAAAGGCACGCCGTGAGGTTGTAGAGGATATTCTAGACATTAAAGTGTTCTCTTTGATGAACTTCCTATTGAAGAACAAAAACAAAGAACTTACAGAAGAAATTCGTAATGTGGAGTATCAATATGATTTGAACAAAGAGA